TTGTGCCTTTAATACCTCATTTTCTTCTAAAATTAAAGGGTGAGTTAACAGCTCAGTTGTTGCTTTTGAGGCTATAGCTTTGTCTTTAAATAAATTAAATATTGCAGAAGCAGCGTTCGTTATGGTGAAAGTTATTGTAGTGCCTGACCCAGCGTCCTCTGATACTAATATACTTTTTATTATAGCTCTAGAACTTGCTGGTGTAGTATAAACTACAGTATTATCTGTAGTAGTTAAATCCACTAATTCATTTTTATATATATTAGCCACTTACAAACCAAGAGAATCTCTCTTGCTCCTGTTTTAATTCATCTAAAAAAGTTGAGTTTAATTGATCTTTCATAATAGTTAAAGCTCTATTTATCTGCTTTTGGTTAGAAAAATCATAATCTTCTTTTGGCTCTGGTATTCTAATATTTATCTTTGCCATTATCTTCTACCATCCGGTTGTATATCTAATCTTAGTGTACCAAATCTCCAAGACTCATTAGATGCATCATTTTCTATTTTAACATTTACAAATCTACCTCTAGCTCTAGTATCTTTTTTATCTGTTGATGCTGTAACAGTAAAAGGACTTAAAGTAGTTGTAGAATCAGATTGTTGTGGATATCTTTTTACAGCTAAACTTATTTTAGCATTACCTTGTAAGTTTTTAAAATCAGGCACAAATCTTCTCATAGCTAAAAATATTTCACCTGCTATTTTTGGTCCAGAGGATCTACCTCTTGTATCTCTTTGTCTTTGTTCTAAATCTATGTCAAAAGATTTTATAAATGAAGCTACTGTAGTTGTTGAGCCATCTTCATTAACTTGATCAGTACCAACCTCATGTTCAAAATATTTTGTTTGCCCTAAACCATCTTGACCTATAACAACAGGAAAAGTCCCGTCAGCAGTGCTACTATATTTTGTAGCATATGGTGTTGGATATATAGTTGCATCCATCCAACTAGTTCTTGCTTCTGTGCCTGTGTACCAAACACCACCTGGAACACCGGTAGACTCTCCATAATTAAATACAACATATTTATCATTAAAAGTGGAACCTGAAGATGGATAATACCAAGTTATTTCTGTAAATAAATTATTTAACCCTGCAGCAACTTGTTGGCCTTTTGTAGTATCAAAATTATCAAAAACAAAATCTTCAACAGTGCAAGGCAAAGATTTAACTGTACCATCAAATAAAAAGAAACCTTTTTGACTTAACCAGAATGCAGCTCCATCTATTTCAACAACGGCATTCTTACCTATCAAACCACAGTTTGTTCCAACTTGATCTAATTGGAAAGTAAAAGGAGCTCCTATAAATTTCATGGTATACAAAGCATTATCTGTAAATATTAAAATAACTTCTTTTGCTTTTATGGCTCCAACTATTTTTGTACCATCTTGAATTCTTAATGTTCCCGCTGAATTTGTTGCAGACGGAGCATAAGTGTTAATATCCTCTTGATCCGAAAATCTTATAAACATATCATCTTGTGTGGTTGTATCACCAATAGTTGTCTCTGTTCCAAGATGAATTAAGTGTCTAGTTGTAGGTGATATCAACGTAACTCTTGATGCAGTTGGATTACTGCCTGTTGCAAAACCAGATGTTGTAGTTGATGCTCTTGTAGTTAATGGTGTTGCAGCTCCAGCGTTCCATGTAAATGTTTTACCGTTTGCAACAGTTGCAATCAACACCTGTCCAAAATTATCTAAACTCCAAAGTCCTGGTTCTAGCACCACTGTTGATGCATTTACTGCACTACCAAATCCAGAAAAGTTTGTGGCATTTGTAACTGTTGCACCGCTACTATGTGCTTGTCCGTTTGATGTACCGGCTGTTGCCGTACCATTTGTACCTCTAGTGATACCTGTTAAATCATTAGAACTTATTCCTGTGTATGTAATTAATTCGTTGCCAACAGCAATTGTTCCACCACCTGTTGGAAAACCTGTGACTGATGTTAAGGTTATTGCTGTACCAGATCCTCCCGTACCAGCAGTGTCTGCATTAAGTGCACCATTTAAAGTTGTCGTTGCAACCCCAGATACTGTTCCTCCAAAGTTGCCAATACCAAAACCATATCCATAAGACTGTGCAGCAGGACCAACTGGTTCATAAGGTTTTATACTTAGACTACCTCCAGTAGATACCGTGCCTGTAGCATTTGATGATTGTGTTATAGTAAAAGTATCTGATGTTGGAGCTGTAATTACTTGAAAAACTTTATCCTCAAAATCAGATGCAGAAAAACCTGTCCCTCCAGGTAAAGTTACCGAGTCTAATAAAATTATATCTCCAGCCGCTAAACCATGTGAAACTTTTGTTATTGTACAAGTGGGTGAAGCATTAACAGTTGCAATTGTTGCTGAAGTCAACGTAGCTTTTAAAGGTGTAACATCGTGAAGCTGTCCTTCGAAATATACAAGTAAAAATTTATCTGTCCCTAACGCAACGTATCTATTACCATCCAGATCAACAAAAGAGTGTTGTTTTCTAACTACACCTACTATTGTATCTGATACTAAAGAAGACCAACCACCAACTTTTTCAGGTAATCCATATCTGAATCTGACATTATCAGAATCTACCCAACGCTGTTCTGCGCCAGATGTTGTATCCTGTTTATCTATTCCAGGTTTGAAACTATAGTCTATAAGAGCCATACCAAACGCTCCTACTGGTTAGTTGACTTTAATACCCAGCCAACAGTTACATTAGCATAAACAAGCGTTACTGCTTGACCGTTTACGTTTAAAACTAAATTAGAGGTTCCCGCATTTATTTTATGACTATTTCTATTTACTGTAAGATTGTTAGATGCAAAGAAGTTACCACCATCTATAATAGTTACTTCGTCTCCTGTCGCAGCAGAGGCTGGTAATGTAATTGTTATAGGGTTAGTATTTGTTATTGCAATTATTTGATCGTTTTTTACTGCAGTGTACGCAGTTACAGATGAAGAGTTAACTGTATAATATCCTTTTTGTAAAATAGATTCTGTTGTATCTGTTCCATCAGATATTAAACTTACAATAGATCCTGGTGCAATTGTTACAGGATTAGAAGACGAAGCTGTTTTTACTGTTAATGTAAAATTACTTGTGGTTCTAGTTGTTGCATCTTCTATTATAAAGTATCTTTCTGCACCACTAGGCATCGTCACAGTTCTGTTAGCAGCTAGTGTACCTGTTAATTTATAGTATATGTTTTTACCATTTGATGTTGCTCCGTTGTCCAAGGCTAGTGTCACATCGGCAGAGGCCACACTTAGAGATAGATAACCTGTAGCAAGTTGCTCTAATATCTGTAGATTGGTATTTGTTATATTACCCCAAAGACCGGCCTTTTCACCGGTTGTAATAATCTCTAATTTTGAATTTGTTGAAAATGTTGATGCCATATTAAATCGGGTCTATT